TCAATCTCTACTGCTTTGCTGTCTGCTAAGGAGCGAGGTTGGACTCCTGGTGAGGCCGTACAGGCTGTCATTGACCCGAACTCTGGCCTATTCATGTCGTTGGTGCTTGGTAAGGTAGGCAGCATTTCAATGGGGGGTCCGTATCGCTCATTCATACGAGGCCTTACGCCTCGACTCCAGGACGGTCAGGTCGTCCCCCTTCCTATCCTGCCAAACCTAGTACGGCTTGTTCGCGGTAAGGCCAACCCGCCCTTCTCGGCAGCTATTGACCTCATCAGGAACAAGGACTACATTGGGCGCAAGATTTTAACTGAGGACTATCCAGTCAATGTCCTCCAAACCCTTTGGTACGTGTCGGAGACGTTCTCGCCGCTGAGTGCTGGTGCGGTATCCGAGAAGGTACGCACTGGCGAGCTTGACCCGATAGGTACACCTATTGAAGCCATCTCCCAGTTGGCCGGCACTAGCTACCGCGAAGCGACCGAGTGGGACCGCCTACTTATGAAGCGGGATGAACTGGCTCAGCGGGAGTACGGCCATGACTGGGACGACCTGGAGTTCCCTGCAAGTCAACGGGCGGCTCTTGAGAAGAAGTATCCTGAGGAACTGGTCAGGCCCGAGCCGCGGACCGAGCGTGGCTTGGCGCTCAAGGAGCACCGCGAGATAGGTGCCCGCTACGTTGAGCGGCAAACAACGCTTGATGCCGAGCTTCCAATCGGTCCTGAATGGCGAGAGGCGTACGGTGCACTGCGTGACCAGCAGGGCGGCTCGTATGAGGAGTGGGAGGCCAGTAACGCCGAGGTGGTGTCCTGGCTAGAGACGCTTGAGCCTGATGACCCCAATGAGCAGGCACTTCATGACTACCGTCAGGCCTTCCAGGATGCCAGAACGGCTTTTGGTGGTCTAGACATCGATAAGCTATCAGGTATACTGTCACGCATGGAGGACTCCTGGACTACTAAGCAAAGGCAATACGTCGAGCGTGAGACGGGTATCAAGGACACACCTCGTGTTCAAGAGTACAAGCGCGACCAGAAGGTACTCCGCCCCTATTGGGAAATCATGGACGAGATGTGGGACGACCTGAGACAGTCCTATCCTATCTATGAGCCGTATGCCGCCCTGGATGACTTCATGCAAGCCCAGGCTCAGGAGCTACTGGCACTAGGTGTGCCTCAGAACCAGCTTGCTCAGCGGCTAGGCCAAGTGCCCGCAATTACGGGCGTCCTCAACCTCGTCTCCGATGCGAGGTTCCAGTACCGCCTGCAGCACCCTGACGTAGATGCCCTCCTCATCAAGTGGGGCTATGCAACTGCACCTGCCGCGCAACAGGACCGTGCGAAGTCCGGAGGTAGGTTTGGAGGGAGTCGGTTCTAATGGTCACCGAGATGTTTCCCCTGGTACGCCGTGATGCCCTTCCCGAAGACAGTACCTACATAGACGACGGCTGCGAAGTGGCGCCTAGTTGCTTGTCCTGTCCTCTGCTTGTGTGCCGTTATGACCGTCCGGCGGGGCTGCGAAGTTTGCGTTCCGAGGCCCGTATGGACCTTGCCGCCGAGTTTCGTAGCAAGGGCTATTCGGCCAATGGTACAGCCGTCGCAATGGAACTGTCCAAGCGGCAGGTGTACCGCTTGTGGGCGACCGCTAGGCAGCGAAATGGTGACATTGGACTATCTGAGGTGGAAACGAATCGTGGTATAGTAGTCCTGATGGGAGAGTGTAGTAATGGCAGAGCCTAAAGTACCACCCAAGCAGCCCAAAGAGCCCGCACCGCCCGACCCAAACCAGGAGCTGGCGGATGCTATTGACAGTGGGCTCCCAGTTGAGTATGCGGACCAACCTGGTGGAAGTGTAACTCCTGCCTCACCGCCTGATACTTCGGCGGAGAAGGATGCTAAGGCCAAGGGTGACGGTGCTGAGCCACCCGAGAAGAAGGACGGCAAGCCCCAAGCCAATAAGGTCGAGCCTCCGGCTTCAAAGGAGGGGAAAGGCGATGAGAAGCCTGACGGTGAGCCACCCGAGGAGGGTGATGAAGACCCGCTGGCTGAGGCCTTCAAAGGCCTTAAGCCTCACGAGGTCATCCACAAACTTCTCGAGGATGGAACCGTTGGGCCTATACTGCAAGGCTGGTCCGACCGGGCCGGCGATGCACAGAGCGCAACCGCTGTTGAGCAGGAGCGAGGCGGTATTGCTGAGGAGGCGAAGAGTCAGGCCGAGAACAAACATTGGGACGAGCACTTCGGCAGTATGTCCGAAGAGGAGATTGGCGAGGAGCTTGCCAAGGACTCCAAGGCCGCGATAGCCTACTCTCGCTACCAGCAACGCCAGGAAGCCCCACCTGAGCTTGACCCTGAACGTATCGCGGAGACTTCCAAGCTGTACGGCTACGCGATTCAGTTGGCGACCTACGACAAGATGGTGAAGGAGTCGGAGCTTTCAGATGAAGTGAAGGCTAATCTGAAGGCCGAGAACTTCACGAACCAGGGACCTGACGGCATCATTGCCTGGGGCGGCGCCATCTACGGCGCCCTTATCGAGCAAGCTGCCGAAGTCAGGGCCAACGAACTCCTGGAGGAAAAGTGGGAAACCTTCCAACAGGAGCGCCTCGCGGAGACCGACGGCGAACGCCCGCCAATGGGTCGGGGACGAACGGCCGACAATCTCCCTGACCTCCTCAAGACGGATACGGGCAAGCTGTTTGAACATGCCTTCACTCAAAAGAAACCTGACAAATCATAGAGAGGAGTGAGCAACCTTGGACTTGACATTGCTCGAGGCGGCTAAGGCCTCTACGGATGTGGTCGAGAGGGTGGTAGCCAAGACCATCGTCGAGGCCTCCCCCATCCTGGAGTACCTGCCGTTCAAGATAATCAACGGCCCTGCATACCGCTATCACCGCGAGGCATCCCTTGGCACCATCTCGTTCCGTGGTGTGGGCGGGACCTACACCCCTGACTCCGGAGTCATCAACCCTGAGTTCGAGGCTCTGGTCATCATGGGTGGTGAGGTCGTCATCGACAACTTTGAGGTCGAGGTGATGGGCAACCTCGTGGACCTCAAGGGTTCCCGATACCGCATGAAGGCTCGCCAAGCCGGCATCACCTTCTCGGAGCAGTTCTTCGAGGGGGACACCATCGTTACCGAGTTCGGCTTCGATGGCCTTCGCAAGCGCCTGGTCGGCGGTCAGCTTATGGGCTCGGCCGTCGGTGCCACCCTGAGCCTTGCCCAACTGGACGAACTCCTGGACATGGTCATCGGCGAAAACTCGCAGAAGACCCTGTTCATGAGCCCAACCATGCGGCGCAAGGTAACAGCACTGGTCCGAGCCGTGACCGGCTCCGGCCTCATCAACTTCACCCAGGACGCCTTCGGCCGCCAGCAGATAGCCTATGCCACATGCCCGATTCGCGTCATAGTCCGTGAGGACGACGGTTCGTCCTTCTTCGGCTACGACGAGGACCCGGGCGACGGCGGCTTGGACACCGCTAGTATCTACTGTGTGCGGGCTGGCACCGACTACGTCCACGGCATATCCAACAAGAGTCTCCCTGGAGTCAAGGACTTCGGTGAGACCGAAGCCGCGCCTCAGCACAAGGGCCGCATCGAGTGGTTCCCTGGCCTGGTGGTTAAGCACCCTCGCGCCGCGGCCCGGATGCAAGGCATCACCAACACGTAGGAGGCAGCTATGGAAAACCTACCCCCAGGTGTCGTCGAGGAGAACGGCAAGTTTTACCGGATGGTTCCTAAGGTCTCGGCTGGTGGTGAGCCCTGGGAGTCAAAGCGCCCTGTGTCTCTGACCATCAAGGAGGCCCGCGAACGCCGGTTTGACTACTACCATCCTCAACTTGGCTGGATTCTGGAGGGCTACAAGCTGGAGAGGGACAGGACGCCTGAGGACAGGATGGCCGATACGTCCCAATCAATTCCGGCTGAGCCCCCTGAGCCTGACGCCATGAGGACGGCCGCTCCTCCCGCGGTGCCTGGGGGCGAGGTAGCCATAGCCCTCGATAACGAGTAAAGGAGGACTCAGTGAGCCCTAGAGATGTAAATCTTCAACTGGCCGACGCGGCCACGCCTATCACAGCCACCGGTCAGGCCACGGAAGTCGATACCGAGGGTGGGTTCTATGCCATCGCCAGGTTCGAGGTCGGTGACCCTATCACGGACGCCAACGAGACCTTCGACTTCCTCGTTATGGCATCTATCGACGGTGGCAGCAACTACTTCCAGATAGGCGCCATCCGTCAAATCGTTGACGGCGACGAGGACCTCATCAAGTCGATTCCCGTTTACGTGCCTCGGTTCCCGCCTGCCACGCAGACGGTCACCAAGGTACGCCTCGAGTACGTAGTCGCCGGTACCACACCTAGCCTGCTTCTGAACTGCTGGCTGGAGCCTATGGTCAGCCTGGGTGTGCCTGCCATCGATGAAGGCCTCAACAACGGTCTAGCCGAACTGTCTTAGACGATTCACCCGCGCTCCTTTGTGGGGCCTGTTCTCGGTGGTCAGACAGGCCCCACAAAGTTACCGGGGAAGGGAGTTAAATGCCGCCTCCAAACACTAACATTGAGGTCCTTCCGTCAGCGGCTCGTATAGCTACCCTGAATAGTGCTGACCTAGACTGTCAGGGCCGTGGTGTCCACGTCATCATTGACGTGACGGTTGACCCTGCCTTAGCATCGGTTGTGCCTAAGATTCAGGGCTTTGACCCTCTCTCAGGGACATGGTACGACTTGCTCGTAGGCGTTGCAATCACCGCCGTTGGTACGACCGTGCTCAAGGTCTACCCAGGGATTGCGGTTGCGGCAAATGTGGCCGCGAGTGACGTGGTGCCTCCTGTCTGGAGAGTCCGTATGGAGCACGCCGATGCGGATAGCATCACCTATTCGGTCGGTGCAGCATTGGTGGCCTGATGCC